GAGATGTCGGATTAACTTCCGACCAGTTTGGCCTTGAGGAGGTCAGCCTCCTTTTGAGCTACAGTGGCATGAGTGGGGGTCCGCCCCTCTCATGCTAGTTTTGTTTTGTAATTAAATTTATTCTTTTATGCAGGTATCGACTGTGTTAAACCAGCAGTCATGGCCGAGAGGCCATTATAATATCTAATCAACCACTTTGTGATTGAAATCAGAAGAAAACCCTATAAAAATAAATCTGATTCTATGTAATTTGTTCATGTCGGTCTGTAGCCGACACTACTTGTTTATATGTTCACAAAGCTATTAACTGATTCACCTGGAAGCTCAATGTCCAGGAGATCTGAAGCTGTAATTAACAGCATGCATCGTATTAAGCTTGCTTTGCGATGTGATTAATAATAGATTCACGTATCTGATGTAATCCAAACGTGAACTTTGCCGGCGATTAGAGCACCGGACAACTAGGGAAACGTCTTCGGACAGGGACCCGACCCCAGACGAGACTCAGTAGCAAGCGTATTGTGAATTGTTGCCAGGCAGGCTCGCTCATGAATTTGAGTTTAGAGACCTGGTCGCAATAGCAGTGCTAACTTGTAAACGGAGGACGGCCACATGTGTCCGTGGAATAACGTCCAATGATGTTTTTGATTAAGCCCTTTTTTAAGGGTGAAAGATGCTGTGTCGACTGTTGAAGATTTATTCTTTGCAGGACACCTGCACGGAATGATCTTTGACTCGTCGCATGTATATTATGAAAGATGAGTCGAGGATTTACTAACCGTGCCCAACAAATCCAAAAGATGAAACTGTCCAAGCAGGGTTCATCTGCCTCCAAGGGGGTAAATTACTGCAAGAAGTGTGAGCGCAGACGCCTTAAAAAGCAGAAGCGTGAATTCAACCTTGTGTGGGATGTTCCACCAATGGTCCTTATGTATATTTGGATTATCATTTGTGGAGCTTTCTACCAGCCCATTGCTGCCGATTGGTTTCTTTGCTGGATTAGATTCTTTTCTAAGATTCTCTTTTTCAGTGGAGTAGCCTTTGACAGCTTTGTCCTGATTCGTTCATGGTATCGACGAGCTACTAGACCAGTTTTGGAACCTCAAATGGGATTTATGCGAATGGATCCATATTTAAAGGAAGCCATACAGGTTTGGTGCTTATTTGAAAGTTTGAAAGATTCAAAGACTAAGCGTGGAATGATTGCTGCGATTACTCAATATATGCAAGCGCATGTTAAAGAGTCGTTGCCGCTTTATGTTTACCGACAGTTGATGAAAATTGATTACATTTCTGATTGGTCGAGTGATGATGGACACGCCCGAGTTGAAGAAATGCTTGAAGAAGCATTCGGAGAACAAGCTCTGAGAGAAATTGATGATGAGCTTATTGTCCTTGACACTCAAAACGGTGACACTGAGGAAGCAGTTCCTTGGCACAAAGCCATGGACAGTGCTTTTGGTAACTGGAAAGAGTTCAGAAATTCAACTATTGCCAAGAAATTTACGCATTTGGTTAACGTTATTGTATCTTCTGGTATGTGTGCAACAGCAGATCTCACTTTTAAAATGGGAAATGTTTCGTTATTTTCACCTATCGTTTTGAAGAAGCAATTGGCTGCTGGAGATGTATTTGAGGCATTTTATGAGGCTGTTTCCGGCTTCATGAAGGGCGGATGGCGAGTTTTTCAGACTGGAGAAGTGTCAGCTTTCTTTATGGAAGACGACAAAGTGTCTGAATTTGATCGTATGTATAATGAAATTCGTTCATTTCACGGATATGCCTTAGCTGGTAATTTGCGTGAGTACACGGATATTGATGACAATGAATATGAAGCTCGCTTGAAGAAAGCAATTGAATTTGGTGACAATCTTTTGAAATTCATTAAGAGAAGTCAGACTTTTGAAAGGAAGTATGTTACTGATCGCATGGATAAATTGAGAGATAACGAAACCGAGTTCACACAGTTGCGCACGAGGGGTGGTTTACGAATTGCCCCGTTTGCAGTTTGTTTGTTTGGACAATCTGGATGTGGAAAGTCCAGTCTTACAAATTTGACTGTGAATGCCGGACTCGTCTATAATGATTTGAGTGCAGAGAAGGATCGAATTGCAACTTGGGCAGATAATGACAAGTTTGCGTCTTCGGTTCGATCGCATATCAATGCAATCATTTTTGACGATTTTGCCAATACTAAAGAAGACTTTATGGATTTTTCGCCAGCGTATCGTTTGATTCAAGTGATTAATAATATTAAGTATTTGGCCCCTATGGCTGACGTCTTTTTGAAAGGCAAGGTTTCTTTGAATCCTTACTTTTGTATTGTTTCCACTAATGTTGAACATTTGAATGCTGCGAAGTATTCTAACGAGCCTGAATCAGTTCTTCGACGTATGTATCACGTTAAAGTAGAGCCTAAACCTGAATGTTGTGAGAAAGGAATTTTGAACAAAAAGAAGATTGAAGCTTTATATGGTCAAACTGCGTGTCCCGATGCGTGGTTTTTAACCGTACGTGCGTACACTGCTCAGAACAAGAGACACGTTGATCTCGCTGCTATGACCCCAGTTGAATTTGAGGGTAAGAAGCTTGAGAGGATCTCTGTTAAGGAGTATTTGAGGTGGGTGCAAATTGAATCCAAACAACATTTTACTGAGGAAGGCCAATATTTGGCTAACCAAGAAGCAATTCCCACTAAATGTGAGAAGTGTAATATGTTGTATTGTGATTGTGCATCAGTATTGGAAAAAGTTTTGATCCCGAAAGATGAAACGCTAGCTGATCAAATTAGAAAGCGTAATCAGAAAGACGAACCACCTATTTGTGTTCCTTGTGAATCAAAGGAGGAGAGTTCAATTCCAGTTTTGACACCTAATGCGGGTGAATGGAAATACTATTCGGGGAAAACACGAGGTTTCTTCCATCGACGTGCGGAAGAACTTCAACGAGGATATGAATGTGCTTTGACTTCTTCCATTTTGGCCACGAATGCAGTTTGCTTGTGGTGGGAAAGAGTTGATTTTATGCCTGAAAGTTGGATTTGCCATCCTAAGGTTTTGAAATTCGGCTTGATCTTTTGGAAAGAAGATATTAAGCGCTCATTGATCACTGGAAATAGCTTCTTTGTAGTTATGATGCTAGCAGCCATGTGGAGCTTTCCCCGCGTCAGTTTACTTTGGTTGGGATTGACTTTGTTTGGTATGTATTGGTATACATGTGCTACAGTGCAAACGTACAAGAACATGGTCCGTAACAGGATTTTGGAGTTGAAAGATGTTGTGCGTACGTACACTCAACATTGGCAGTTTAAATATGCCATTATTGGGTTAGGAGCAATTGGATTTATTCTTAAAACCATGAGGTCCAGATATACAGAGCTGGAAACTCAAACTGGATTGAATCCTGAGAGTATTGATGAGGTGCAAGAACGCAACGACAAGGTGAATCCTTGGTTGGTTGCTGAAACTGTGCCTTTACCAATGTCTGAACCTTCTAAGACAACTACTTCCGACAATTTGGCCTCATCCATGAGAACAAATTTGATTGGAGTGGTGTCTGATAAGGATAAGACTACTCTTGGTTTTTATATAACGTCCAACTTCATGTTAGTACCTACTCATTTTCTTCTCGAACACGGAGATCGTGACGTAGCTATTCGATGTTACAAAAAAGAAGAAGGAAAGGTTGGTAGCTTCTTTAAGGACAAAATTTCTAAGGCATTTCGAGTTGACATTCCTTTGACTGATTTTACGCTTTGTTATGTGACAAGCGGAGGGTCAATGAAGGATTTTCGCAAGTTTTTGCCAGAGGGTAATGTCCTGAAAAGGAGCCCAGCCAAATTGGTTACGCGAGATATAATGGATACGTCATTGAAAGCTATTCCTATGCTTTATAGAGGTAGCGGTCGAGTTGCGCACACCCAATCTATTTTCATGGGCAGTTATTATGATTTGCCCGTGGAAACACAGGCTGGAATGTGTATGTCTCCTGTTATTAGTGATGCAAAGGGATCTATGATTATGGGCTTTCATCTTGGTGGCAAAGGTAAACTTGGTGGATGTGGTACTTTAACCATTGATCAAGTAAACCTGGCTATCAGTGAGTTGGCTCATGTTGATGGAGTGGTTTTATCTGCTTCTTGTGGAGATTTATTCCCTCATATGGGTGATTTTCCTACGGAGACGTTTTCAAAGCCTATTTTTGAGGGTGCAGAGATTCATCCCAAGAGTGCAGTTAACTTTTTAACGGAAGGCGCTTGTATTGACGTATATGGAAAAACAAGTGGAAAAGCTACACCTCATAGCAATGTGTCACCGACTATGATATCTGGTGCTGTAGAGGAGGTGTTTGGTGTTCCCCAGAAATGGGGAGCTCCTAAGATGAAGGGTAAGGGAAGATATCCTTATCAAGCTACACTTGTTCACGCTGCTGTCCCTAGCTTACCGATTGGAAGTGTTTTGGTAAAATCTGTTCGGTCAATCAAGGAATTGACGACTGGTTTGAAACAGAAAATTCCAGAACTTTTCAACGCTAAACCATTGTCGAGAGTTGCCGCAGTTAGTGGGTTGATTGGCGTCAAGTTTATTGATGCCATGAACTTCTCATCTTCTCCCGGTTTTCCGTTGTCCGGGTCAAAGCATCCGCTACTTGTGGATCTAGATCCTAAGGACCATCCGGACGTTGGTAAGCCCCGCACCTTTGTTCCTGAAGTGTGGGCAGAATTTGAAAAGATCGTTGCCACTTTGCGTGAAGGTAAAAGATGTTACATGATTTGGAAGTCATGTTTGAAGGATGAACCAACCAAGTTGACAAAAGACAAAGTGAGAGTATTTCAAAGTGCTCCACTTGTTTTGCAATTGTTGATTAGGATGTATTTCCTTCCGATCGTTCGAATTATTCAGATGAATCCAATTCTTTATGAATGCGCAGTTGGCGTAAATGCAGAAGGATTGGAATGGGAAGAACTTTGGGAAGCCGCTATGAGTAAAGGCAAAGATCGTGTTCTTGCTGGTGATTACAGTAAGTATGACGTTCGTATGCCTGCTCAAGTCACAATCGCAGCATTTGACATTTTGATTGACATTGCTGAGAAGTGTGATGGGTATACTGCTGACGACATCCATTTGATGAAGATGGCTGTGCATGAAGTTGTGTATCCGGTAATGGCTTACAATGGTGATTTGATTCAGCTGTTTGGAACTAACCCGTCGGGTCAGAACCTCACAGTTATTATCAATTCCTTGGTTAATTCTCTATTGTTGAGGAGCTGTTTCTTTACGATTTATCCTGACAAGGATTTTAAAGAGAACTGCTCTTTCTTGACATATGGAGATGACGTCATTGGAACTGTGTCTGCTGAATGTGGAAAGTTTACTCACATTACATATGCTGAGTGGCTTGCAGAGCATGACATGAAGTTCACCATGCCAGATAAGGAGTCGACACCAACACATTATATGAC